GGTCTTCTTGCGCTCATACAAATCACGATGCGGAAGGCTGATGATTATCCATCCATCCGGTTTGCAGATTCGCACCCAATTCTTGATGGCAGTAACCGGATCGTTGAGATGCTCCAGAACATGGGATGCATAGACATAGTCGAATTGATTGTCCTGGTACATGTCCATGGTGGTAGCATCACACATATCCTTGTCATGGTGAATGCAATTCTCCAGGCTGATGGTATCCGCTCCATCGTGTGTATCAATGCGACCACATCCGATGTCAATGCCTTGGCCTTTGATGTATTTCCGGTAAAAGCCTTCCTTGACTCTTCGCTTATGCGCTTTCCTGGTCTCCGCCATCTGTAACAAATATAGGGTAAATGCGCTGCAATCGTGATACACAATAGGCCATGTTGCTGCTGTTGAACATCGGCCACCAATTGCTTCCTTCGCTGACTACATTAGGGCAGTAAGGGGATAGCTCCAATGCTCTTGGAAGATCGAATATCTCAGCCACAGCGAATGGGCTGCTCTGGTTCCCAAAATGGAATACACCACCAGCAATGTGCCGCGCCATCTCAAGGAAGTCTTGGCACTGAAGATGAATGGCATCAGGACAGTATTCCAGGAATGATTGGTATTCTTCCTGCACTCCGATGAAATGCACTTTCATTCCTGATAGCATCTTCCATTTGTTTCCTCCTCCGGCTGCATTATTCCTATACCTGGAAGACAGATTCACTGTGATGTATGGTTCTGCCTTCTCCTCCTCAATCGGCCACAATCGGTTCATGAACAGCCTGCCAGGTCTCAGCTTCGGATAGACTGCCATAATCCATCTGCGGATGTCATAGGCTGACAGATTGATGCGCTCTTCCCTGAATAGGTCAAGATCGTAATCAACTTCTTCCCCATTCCAGATCTCGCATTCAATCCCACAGTGTTCCACCAATGGCTTCAGCATCTCGCACATCTTCTGATTCAGCATTACGCCTCCACCAGGATGATGAAGACCGGTCGCATACTGTGCCGGTCGGTCAGGATTCAGATACAGTTTGCCAGGGCCTTGTGCTGCTATGGTCGGTAAGATGTAGATGATGTCACCGGCATTCCCGCTGTGTAGGTAGGTCTTCATTGGTTGTATAGGTTCTCAAGGTTACGCATCGCATCCACCCGACACGATGGGCAGGATGACAGCCGACGATTCAGCACCGTCCATGCCAATCGATTGATGGTCGCATTCTCTGCCTCATCGAAACTCCATGCAAGGTTTCTCTTGTACGCTGTCCACTTGGGCAGGAGCTTGGCAAAGTCTGCCTTCTGCTCTTCGTTCATCGGTAAAGAGTCTTGCTGATGAATCTTGCAAGGATGGGGGAAATCCCTGCGAAGATTGGATTTACTCCGAATAGCATGAGCGCAATGAGCGACAGCCAGAATGACAGACATTCGGCACAGGTGAAGACATAGTATCCTCCGAATACGCCATCCGGATTCATCGAATTATTCAGAGCGAATGGCACTGCCGCACCGGCAATGGATAGCAAGATTAGAAAGATGTCAATGGTCATAGGTTTGGCAAATTTAGAAAATGTAACTTGAAAATTGTGATTCGAATTTGCATGGGATAATTCCTGTCCGGCCATTCCGATTCTTGGCGATGATGGTCTCAGCATCTTCCACCAATGGCTTGTCATTCTCGTAGTACATTGGCCGGAAGGGAAAGATAACCAGATCGGCATCCTGTTCAATCGCTCCGGATTCGCGAAGATCTGCCAATCCTGGTCGCTTGTCGCTCCGGCTCTCGCTGTTCCGGTTCAATTGGCTCAGTGCGATGACAGTGACATTGGATTCACCGGCAATCAGTTTACACTGTCGGCTGATGTAGGCCACCTGTTGTTCACGGATCGCTCTTGCATCGTGTGGATTTATCAGACCGAGATAGTCAATGACCACCATAGATATCTGATGCTTCGCTTTCATCATCTTGACCTTTGCCCGAATCTGGTCAATGGTCTGCCTCCGCGTATCGTCTATGTAGATTCCCATCCTTGCGATGTTGTTCAGCCTGGCCATTGCCTCCAATTGTTCCTGAGAAAGGTTTGCCGTCCTGATGTATTCGCCATTGATGGAGTATTCTGCGGAAAGAATCCTGTCCACCAGGCCTTCCTTGGTCATCTCCAAGGAGAAGAATGCCACCTTGTTTCCAGTCAGAGAATGCCGGATGGATAGGGCTGTTGCCCATGAAGTCTTGCCCATACCTGGTCTTCCTGCCACCACCCAAAATTCACCAGGCACAAGCCCACCGGTAAACTTGTCCAATGTCTCCCATCCGGATGGCACACCCAATGTGCGAATGCCTTCAGCCTTGCGCTTTGCAATGTCATTCACCCGATCGACAGCCACCTTGTGAATGTGTACACCATCGGTTCTATTGATGACTCCAAGTTCATCCATCCTCCGCTGAGTATCTGCCATCAGTGTGAATGGATCATTGTTGCTGTCCTGTGCCTTGTATTCAAGCTCCTTGGCAATCTTGGCCAGGTTTCGCTGAATGTACATCTGATGCAGCACCTTGATTTTGAATTCTATGCCGCTGTCGCTGACATACTTGGCCGCAATCTGCGCTGTGATAACCGGCTTGAATTGCAGCTTGCCCATCTTCAGGCTGACTGTCAATAGGTCAATAGGTTCACCGGCATTCGAAAGCTGCTGAATGCTCCGGAAGATTGCCATGGTTTCAATCTCCGTGAAGAATTCCTCTGTGCATTCGGTGATGTGCAGCTGAGCTTTGGCTGAATTGATGAAGGTAGCCAATACCTCATGTTCAAGTGTTAGGTCTTTCATGTCAGTGTTGCATATTCGGTGGATGGTTTCTTGGATAGATTCTCAGGCTTGAACCACACAGCAATCATCTTTTGCTTCCAATTCTTGACCGGCTTTCCATTTCCGTCCTTCCATTGGTTGATTGAGTAGTATTCGAAAGCCTTTACTGCTGTATCCTGGCTGTAGCCTTTTTCACGGAAGAAGTCTTTCACATCTTCCAAAGATGGTTTCTTCTCTCCTGCACCTCTCTTCTTCCTATTTACAATTTCATTTTCATTTTCAGTTTCCATATGTTGAACATATGTAGAAGATATGTTTTTCTTGGTACGATTCTGCCTGCGGCTTTCGCTGTAGGCTTTGCGTCTCTCTATCTCACTTCTCAATCTTGCATTATAGAACATACCTTCTTCGTCTTTCTGAAACTTGTTCCAAATATCTTCGTCATATGCAGAACATATGTTCAACATATCTTTTTCAGTAAGATGTCCTTTTTGATGTTGCAGGCAGAGTAGTGTAATATACTTGCCTTTCTGTTCCATGGTCATCAGCATTGTGCCGGTCAGGAAATCAGATGAGTAGAATAGGAATGCAGGGTCTTTCATTTAAAGCAAAACGCTCCGCCATTTCTCAGTGTGCAACCGGCCTCCAAGTTAGGCCGCACTGATACTCTGACGGAGCGTTTGTTAATTGTATAATTCATGACTTGGTACATTCGGCAGGGGTTGCAATCCTGTGTTCCGAACTTGATGCAAATATAATCAATCTACCCGATAAAACCCATCCATGCTGGGTATGCTTTAATCTTTAATGCCGGGTCTTCATCCGCTGGCACGCGCCCAGTCAGGTTCCGGTCAATCAATTCAACAAGCTCCCGCGTTTTCTTTTCGTAGGCCATTAGGTCCAGAATGCGGTTGTGTCCATTGATGACGCTGGAATGATCGCGGCCCCCGGCATAATGGCCTATCTCGGCGTAGCTCGCCTGCGTGTATTTTCTCGCCATGTAGTAGAAGATATGACGCGGGGTGACGTAAGACGCGGCCCTGCAATTGTGCGCCACCACCGACAAATCCACGCTCATCGTCTCAGCTATGACGTGCCATATTGCGGCCAGCTGAATAAAATGCGTTTCAGGATAGCTCGGATCTGCCATCATCTGCACCATTCGGCGGCTGTGCGATTCCTGCGGTTTTGTCTTTTTATTTTTCGCGGCCATCACTTCAAGTCCTCCTGCCTTACCAATATATCCAAGCCATCAAGCTTATACCACCAGCGCCCGCGAAAGTATCGAGCGCCGAGAACCGTGTGGTTTCGGTTGCCGTACCAGACGTTGACGCCGTTAGGGAACACACGCACTGGACCCCGCCGCGCCCATTCGAGCGCGGCATTGATTATGTAGATTCCAAAGAATGCGCAAAGCATTCCGATGATAACAGGCCACCTCATGGCTGCACCTCCTTCAGATGCTCAGGCAGTTCGCCCGTGAATGGGGCGCAGTTGTCGAACCAATTGCCTTTTTTTGTTTTGAACCTCAGTGACGGAGTCAATAACTCTGCAAATTGCTCAAGCCTTACAACATGACCTACGTTCCAAAACCAGCACCACTCCCCCGGTTTAGGTTTCCATGGTTCCGGCTGTGGCGCGGGTAGGTTCGCGATGATTTCGCGGTATTGGTCGATCGGGTAGAGTATTGGGCGGGAATAGTAGAAATAGCTTCCATCTGAATTATATGTGCGTATGCAATCGCCATAATCCACATAAATATTCACGTCTGTAATTTCAGTTACTTTACCCTCGCCGAAAATAAGGCAGCCGACCTCCTGACCTTCGTAAAAAATTGGCTTGCTCATTGCTCGCCTCCTTCCATCTTCATTCCGGTCATGGC